AAACAGCATAGGAATGGACGATTATTTGAATCGTTTTTGGGATCTCGACACTACTTCCAATTACCCCCCTTATAATATTGTCCAAGTAAATAATGTCGAATCGAGACTCGAAATCGCATTGGCGGGCTTCAAGAAAAATGAAGTACACGTCTATACGGAGTTTGGAAAACTATATGTGGAAGGCAAAAAAGAAGAATCAAAGGATGCTGGAGAATTTGTCCATAAAGGACTGGCCCAGCGGTCTTTCACTAGGGTCTGGTCACTCTCAGATGATACCGAAATACGAGATGTACGATTCAATGACGGATTACTGGTCGTAGAACTAGGAAAGATCGTCCCTGATCATCATGCTCGTAAAGAGTATCTCTAAATATAGATGAGTTCGAGATGGAGAGGACCTTTACGGTCCTCTTTTTTTATGTTACAATACCAGGAGGTAAATAAAAATCATGGCAGATCCGTATCCAGCATTAGGTAGCGATTATCGACCAAAAATTGAGACCTATACAACTAATAGATCAATTACTCTTACTGCTGAACAGGTAGTAGCATTAAGAGATATACTCTCTCATATTCCTGATCCTAGTAAAGAAGTAGTAGAACTGTATGATAAGGTAAAGATACTATGACCATTAAATTATGCTTACTTAAATCTGGAGAGGACATTATTGCTAATGTCAGTGAGATGAATGTAGGAAATGAAGAAGAAAGAAATGTTGTTGGATATTTTTTAGATAAACCTTGTGTGGTTAAGATGAGAGATCCTAATCTTCTTAAAGAGGATGGAGCTAAAAAGCAATCAGGATTTCAGGTTTCTCTCTTCCCATGGATTCCTCTTTCTGCAGAAACTAGGATTCCTATTCCTGCTGATTGGTTGGTTACCATGGTGGAACCAGCATATAAACTTAAAGAAATGTACGTGGAGGACATTGTAAATTATGGAAATCAAAGTGATAGCACTGACGACGACTCAGCAAGTTCTGATAAGTCAGATTGAGGAAGTTGCTGCTGTTGATATTGGTCAACCAGATTGTAAATTAATAAATCCTTTTTGGGTTAATCCTTTAGAAGGAACCATAACTTTGGAACCATTTTTAAATGGTGTTACAAAAGAGGATACATTTATGATGAGTTCTGATAAGATACTTACGTTGGCAGATCCAACTCCGACTTTACTTGAAAAATACCAGGACATTATTGACGAATGAAATTTTACACCAATGTTCAACTAATCGGGAATCAATTCCTGGTGAGAGGGGTAGATGGTGGGAAGAGATATGAGCATAGGGATGAGTTTTTTCCTACTTTATTTGTCAAATCTAAAAAGAAAGCTAAATATAAGACGTTGAGTGGAGAAGCAGTTGAAGCTATTAATCCAGGAACGGTTAGAGACTGTAGGGACTTCTATAAGAAATACGAGGATGTGGAGGGATTCGAGATATATGGTAATGACCGCTATATCTACCAATACATATCAGAGAAATATCCTGAGGATGAGATCAAGTTTGACATCAGCCAGATTAAACTTGTTACTTTGGATATTGAGGTTGCGTCTGAGCAAGGGTTCCCTGATGTTGAATCGTGTCAGGAAGAGATACTTGCTATTAGTATCCAGGACTATACAACGAAGCAGATCATCACTTGGGGAGTTAAGCCGTTTCGGAATGATCGTAAGGACGTAACATATCATCACTGTCCTACTGAGTATGATCTCTTAACTAATTTTATTCAGTATTGGATGCAGGATGTTCCAGATGTGATTACTGGATGGAACATTCAACTATATGATATTCCATACATTTGCAAACGTCTGGATCGTGTACTTGGTGAGAAACTGAAGAAAAGATTTTCTCCTTGGGGATTGGTAAGTGATAGTGAGATTTATATTAATGGAAGACCTCATATTGTTTTTGATGTTGGTGGTGTAACTCAACTGGATTATCTTGATCTTTATAAGAAGTTTACTTATAAAGCACAAGAATCATATAGGTTGGATTACATCGCTAGTGTAGAACTAGGGCAGAAGAAATTAGATCACAGTGAGTTTGATACTTTTAAGGATTTCTACACAAAAGGTTGGCAGAAGTTTATTGAGTATAATATAATCGACGTTGAACTTGTTGACCGTTTGGAAGACAAGATGAAGTTGATTGAGTTGGC